CACTATTGCAATAACTTTGCTTAAGCTGTGCGGGTAATGCGTGGCGGTTATTCGGTGGCAGAAATAACCTCCGGCGCAGTTTGTATCGCGATAATAGAGCGGTAGTAAGTAATCAATCACTTGGCCTGTTGTGGTTTCATCGTCTGGATTGGTGACTAGCAGGTATTCGCTAGAACCGTCACAACCATGGTCAATAAGGCCAATTTTTTCTACGGTGAATTCGTTCATGTTGCGGCTCACAAGAAAAGAATTAAAAATAAAGCGATTGCCATAAGTACGGCGGCGCAGGTATCGGCTAGGTACGGGCGGGATTGAAGCCAGTTGTGGCGGCGGGGCGTGTTGTGGTCGCTCATAATCCGCACGCTACCAAAAAAGTATTCTTGTTGAAATTCGGGTTGTCCAGCTTGAGCTGATTGGCAAGGCTATTTGCTAGACAATCAAGGCGGGTGTGGCGTGCAAGGTCTGCCTCATAATGTGGTATGCCTTTCGAGTCTTGGTAGGCCATAGAATCTTTATCACTTTCGGCGTATATGCGGAAAGTACGGGCGATGATTTCGTAATCTTTGCGGGTCATAGTGTCACCTGTGGCTGTTGTACTGTGATGGTGTATCCAAGGGCGCGAATTGTTTTGATATCAGCGTGGCTTAGGGTTCGCTTGCCTGTGAGGGCGGTTAATCGTGCGGCGGTTTCGCATATAGGGTAAATATGCTCTGTGCCGTAGTTGCGTTTGACTGCTAGCGTGATGTTCATTTTGTACCTTTTAATAGTCTGTGCAAGGTCATGGCGGCGCACTCGCTGCACTCGCATGGGATAACGTCAGTTTTAACGGCGGCGCGTAGGTCTGCCATAGAATCAAATCCGCGCACGTGTACTAGGTCATCGTAGAACCTCCAGCCATAATCCAGATTAAGCATAAAAGTATCCTCGTCTTGGTCAACGTCACGCGCCACGTTTAGCCTGTATTTTTTCATTTGCTTGTGTCCAGTTAGTAGACCGGGGCAAGCCCGGCCTGTGGGGTTAGTCCATGCGGCTATCGGTGTAGGCGGTGATACCGTTGGCGTTTAGCACCTGAGCGAATGCGTGCGCGTAGGCCTCTTTGCGGGTAAGCGATTGGTTGAAGTCTTGCACGCTAAGGGCATAGCCTCCGCCGTAATTCTTGCGGCCTAATCCCATTTTTTTGAGAGCGTTGGCGAATTTGATATTTTTAATTACAACGCTGGCAAATCCGCAAACGCCATCGTTTACCACGTGCTGGCGCACGATAGTGTTATCAAATAGGCCACGGCATTGCTGCACAATCATTGGGGTTACTTGTGCGGCGGCTGCGGCTGCAAGCCCGGCGGCGCGTGCTTGGTTGTAGAGGTCTTGTGCTTGCATGGTTGTTACTCCTTAGGCTGTGATGTTGCGGTTACGAAACCAGTTAATAACGGCGGTGCTATTTTCTCCGCCACACGATAAAAGCAATTCAATGCTGCCAACAAAGATTCGATTCCAGTCGGTTACGGGCGCGGCCTTCTCGTTGTAAATGGTTTGCGCGGCATTGTCTGCGGCGTTGTCGAGAATGCTCATAACCCTGCGCTGCGTGGCCTCGCCAGTCAATCGCATGGCTTGCTTGCACAAGTGGTTATATAAGGCCATTTGATCGCGGCTAGTGTCGATAATCTTAAAAACTCGCTTAACTGTTTGCATGGTGATTACTCCTGTTGGTTAACATGACTCGGGTACTGGAAATAATTGTATGTTTGTCAAGCCCCTAAAAGCCATGTTTAGGGGTTTTTATTTTTAGAACAAGGGGTTAAGCAAAATGGAAGTCAAGGAATACTTTAAGCCTGGTCATTGTTTCACGTGAAACACGTAAAAAAACAAGCGTGTTTTCACCCTATGCCTAGGTATCAAGACGGGGTAAAACGGCTCTAAGGTGGCTTAGAATCGGTTTAATCGCGCTGTATGCTTGCACAGTATGCCGAATTCGTTATATAGTCTTGCCGTATACCGCTCGGTCTGACAATCTCGGGCGGATTGTTTCACGTGAAACAGTGACATTAGTTAAACCTAAAATCGCGTATACCTCACATGGCAAAGTTAACTAGATCACAAATCGCACAAGGGTTAGAAAGCGTACCTATGGCTCAAGTATTACAAGGCGCACAAGGCACAATACCTAAGCTCTCAGCGAAACAAGTAGAGTTTGCCAAACAAGTAGCATTGGGCGCAGCAAGCCAGAGCGAGGCGTATCGGAGTGTATACAGTAAGGGCAATAGCACTCGTACGGTAAACAAGAATGCAAGCGTGCTCGCAAACGATACCCGTGTGCAAACCGCTATCGAGGCATTTAAGACGGCTCAGGCATATGCGGAATACCAGACACCTACTCAACTAAGGGCGCTAGTCGTGTCGCAGCTAACCAAGCACGTGCTAGACGAAGACTTTCCCCCAGCCCAGAGAGTGGCGTGTCTTAAATTACTCGGCTCTGTGGCGGAGATCGGGCTATTCGTTGATCGTAAGGAAACCTTAGTGGTGCATCAGTCGAGTGATATCAGGGCGAAGCTACTGGAGCAACTGCGCACGATTACCGGGCAAGTCACAGACATAACGCCTGCCGATGATGCGGACTCGCTGCTAGCAGAGATCAATAGTGCAAAATCGCCAGACGCAGACCCCACCGCCCCCGTACCCCCGCCTTTGGGCGTGGCGCGTGCGGGTGTGCCTATACATACTATTCCACTCGAAATACCATCAGAAAATTCCAACGAAAGTGGCGAATTGCAACCACCCCCCGAATCAGACGAAAAGGTAAGTCGTTGATATATATATATAAAATAATTCCTGATATAAATGGTTTATATCAGACAAAGTTCAAAGTGGGAAAAAGTGTCAGAAATTACGGGGTGCGGTGTCAAAACGAAGATTTGGGAACCCCCCCCTTATGTTTTTATATGCAAAAGTAAAAAATAATTTTTGCAAAAATTTATAGGTCACTATAGAGGTTAACTATGACGTCAAGACAACATGAGATATATATGGTCATTGAGGAATGGTGGAAGAAGTTTGGGTTTGGTCCTTCTATAGATGACATAATGAGTATTACAGGCGATAAGAGTAGAGCTAACGTACATCGTATGATTCTGCGGTTATGTGAGGAAGGTGCTTGTAAGAGAACGCCTAATAGAGATAGAAGCGTGCGTCCTGCTTGGATGAAGTTTAGGAATCTATGAACTTAGAAGAAATAACAAAAGCCATAGAAGGTTTACCTGCGGGTGAGCAAGAAGGGTTTATGTCTATGTTGTCTCAGTATGAGAACTCTTTAAAGAGAGAACGCGCTCAGAAGAATTTTATGGTGTATGTCAAAGAGATGTGGCCGGGTTTTGTAAATGGTCGTCATCATAAGGTTATGGCAAAGAAATTTGAAGACATTGCCGAAGGGAAATTAAAGAGACTTATCATCTGTATGCCCCCGCGCCACACAAAGAGTGAGTTTGCCTCTTATCTTCTACCTTCTTGGTTTCTTGGAAAGTTTCCAGATAAGAAAGTCATTCAATCTTCTAATACGGCAGATTTGGCAGTTGGTTTTGGCAGGAAGGTTCGTAACTTAGTTGATAGCGAGCAATACTCAAAAGTATTTCCTAATGTGGGATTGAGGTCTGACTCTAAAGCCGCAGGTCGTTGGAGTACAAATCATAATGGCGAATACTTTGCTATTGGGGTAGGCGGTACGGTTACGGGTAAGGGCGCTGATCTTCTGATTATTGACGATCCACATTCAGAACAAGAAGCTAAGTTAGCGCAAAGTAATTCTGAAGTCTTTGACCAAGTGTATGAATGGTACACATCGGGTCCTCGCCAGCGTTTACAGCCGGGCGGGGCGATTGTGATTGTGCAAACCCGCTGGTCAAAGAAAGACTTAGTTGGCAGGATTTTGCAAAGCTCGATAGAACGAGACGGAGAAACATGGGAGTTAATTGAGTTCCCTGCGATACTTCCTTCTGGCAATCCCTTATGGCCTGAGTTTTGGAGCTATGACGAATTAGCAGCATTAAGAGACGAACTTCCTGCGGCAAAGTGGAATGCGCAGTATCAGCAAAGCCCGACTTCAGAAGAAGGCGCGTTAATTAAACGCGAGTGGTGGAAAGAATGGGAAAAAGAAGACCCGCCATCTTGCCAGTATTTATTGCAGAGTTGGGACACGGCGTTCTCAAAATCCGAGAGGGCTGACTATTCGGCCTGTACGACTTGGGGCGTGTTTTACCCCAACAAGAACCCTGAAGACCCAAACATCATTTTATTAGACGCGTTTAAGAAACGCATGGAATTTCCAGAACTTAAGGAAATTGCACTAAGATATTACAAAGAATGGGAACCTGATTCGTTTATTGTTGAAGCCAAAGCCTCTGGCGCACCGTTAATATATGAGTTGCGTGCTATGGGAATCCCTGTGCAAGAGTTTACGCCAACTAGGGGTAATGATAAGATTGTGCGCGTAAACGCTATTTCAGACTTATTTGCATCCGGCAAAGTATGGGCGCCACCTAAAAGATGGGCAGAAGAAGTGATAGAAGAACTAGCAGCCTTCCCAAATTCGGATCACGATGACTTTGTTGACAGCACGTCCCAAGCCTTACTTCGTTTTCGCAAAGGCGGTTTTATTCGCTTGCAAACGGATGAGATAGATGAACCAAGATCATTTAGGCGCAAAGGCGCTTATTACTAAAGGCTAATGATGGATGACGAGCTTCTATCCGCGCTGACATATAATCCTCGCCTTGCGGCAAAGGGCGAACAACGGCGCGAGCGCAATGCAGAAGTTGGCGATCCGTCTGACATAGCAGAACTTGTTGCGGGCTTTCATCCAGTTATGGGACCGGCGTTATCGGCAAAAGATTTAAAAGAATCATACGAGAATAACGACAAAGTAGGCATGGGTTTGGCGGCGTTAGGATTGTTGCCCGTAGTTGGCGGCGCAGCAAAACCAATTGCCAAGGCATTAACTAAGCCATCTTATGAAGTATTTAAAGACATTCCCAATGCAACAATGTTTTTTAAAACCGGTAGAAATCCAGACATGCCATCGTTGTATGCACACTTGGACGACATAACTACGCAAGCTTTTCGCGAACCGTCCAATAGGGCTGGAACCGGTTACAAGATGCAAGAACAATCTGGCAAAACGGTTTTTGTTAAAGATACTGAAGATTTAATCCGAGCATTTAAAAATAAAGATACACATACAGAAATTGTGCCAACCAAAAACAGAACGCTACAAGTTGTTGCTCAAGAACCCGGTAAAAGTATGTGGTTTGGAGACTTTAAAAAAGGACAAGTCTTAACAGAAGTGCCGTTTGAAATAACACCCAAAGTAGGTTTTCACCCTGTAGAATTTAATAAGTACATGGTAGACGGTGTTGATCCGCGCATCAGCCCAATTGGGTCATCTGGGAGAGGCGTGCATTTTGGTAGTGAAATTATTGAAACAACGCCTAATACTAAATACGCACAAGGCGGCGCAATCAAAATGCCAGATAGCTACTCTAATGGTAGCTGGAAGTTAATCTAAGGATAAGTCATGGAAAAAGGTTTATACGCCGCCCCCCTTGGGAT